CGCGTCCAACTTCTCGTCCGGCTTCGCGTTGGCAGCCTCATCCGACTTCACGTCGGCAGACTCTTCCTGCTTCACGTCCTGCTTCACGTCCGGCTTCACGTCGGCGGAATCGTCCGGCTTCACATCCTGCTTCACATCCTGATTCACGTCTTCGCTCATAGCTTTTCCCTTTCCTCGGCGTCGGCGGCATGCGCCAGCGCAATTCGACTCCTGATCTTCTCCGCATCCGCAAGCGCCTCGCTGTGCGCAAGCGAAACCATCTCAAGCGATGCCTCAAGCGCCTCGTCGCGAATCGCGGAGGCCACGGAGCGACGCCCCGCATGAAACTCGTACCGCTCCGAGCCGCACTCGTATAGGATGTCAACAAGGCGCTGGAAGACGCGGCGACCACGGGGATCGCCGAGCACCCACTGCAGGTCGCTCACGCGCCTACGCTCGACATCCTCAAAAACCTTGTTTACGTTTGAGCTCACGCGGCACCCCCTTCCGCGACAGCCCGCATCTCCTGCGCACTCTTCCCGGCCTGCGCCACGTCCTTCACTGCCTTGCCGGCGTTCGCAGCCTGCTCCGCCTGCATCATCGCCTGCTGCTGCTGCGCCCTCGCCATCCGAACCGCGTCTACCTCCTTCTGGTCGCGCACACACCCGTGCTCCACGAGCGAATCAGCCGCAACGTCGAGCATCTTGTCGGTGTCGATCTTGTCCACGACGTCAGGCTTGACCTGCGCGATGCCCCCGACGAACTCAAGCAGCCGGGACAGCCCGGTAAGCCGCGTAGCCGCCTGCTGCTCGACGTGAAGGCTCGACACGTACTCGATCTCCAACTCCTGCCCTGCCAGGTCGGGAGGCGGAGACGCGAGCGAATGCATGGAAGAAGTAACGTACCCGCCTCCTTTCTCGATTGCCTCATCAACCGCAGCCGTGAAGACGGCGTCGACAAGCGGGTCGAGAAGATCGGTGTTCAGCCGCGTGAGCACAGGCCCGAGCAGCGCTACCTTCTCAGCGGAGAGCTCGTTGACCTCCGTGGCCGTCTTCTGCGTCGGGTTCGTGTTCAGGTTTATCAACAGGCTGAAAAGATCGCTGTAGAAAACGCGCCGCAGCCTGTCCTCGACGGACTGGATTGCCAGAAGAACGGCCTCAATCTGCCCCTGCGTCTGGAAAAGCCGCTGAACAGGCACGTTGCGCCCGGCGGAACCACCGACCAGGTTCCCGTAGGTGACGCCGCCAGGCCCCGTGTTGATCGGGACGCCCTTCATGGAACTGTCGGCCAGCATCGAAGGATCGGCCTCCTGCTCCACAAGCTTGAGCTTGTCCTTCTCAAGGCGCTGCAACTCCTTCGAGTCCGCCAGCCCGATGTACCCGCACCCGATGCCGTAGACGGAGGCTCCGAGAACCCAGCGCGGAGCGATGATGGGATTGTATCCGTAGCTGCGGATCGCGAGGATTCCGTCGTTGCCGTCCTGCCCTCCCTCGCCCTCCATCCAGTATATCGACGCGAACGCGCGCCCGGGAGCCACGTCCTTTAGCGCCTTGCCGAAATGCGATACAGGACAGACGAGGTTCCAGACGACGTGGTGGCGCTCAAGCGCACCGGACTGCTCCTTGCGCTCGATCAACCGCGTAGGCACCCAGCCCTCGCCGAACTCGTCGATGAGCTGCTGGAGGGTGAAGTCGATCTTGCGCAGGAGCGTGTCGACCCGCTGCCGACGGTTCTGCGCCAGCCAGAAGCTCCCCATGTCGCAAACGTGGAGATGAACCGTGGCGTCGGCATCGTAGACGACGAGCCCCGCCGCCGTGCCAAACTGCCCGAGCTGCGAATAAATCTGATCGAGAGCCGAGTACACGTTGGAACGCTGCATGACGCCCTGCACGGACTCGGTAGCGAAATCAAGCCACGAGCGGGTGCGGGACGCCTTTCCAAGCCGAGCATCGCGCGTCTCCAGCTTGAACCACTGCCGGGACTGGTTCGTGATGCCGGACTGGAGCCCTGCGGCCATGCGCTGAAGCAGGATGCGAGGTTCCGAATTGTAGATGCGCTCGTCGTCTCGCTGCGCCGCCCGGTCGTTCGGATCGCCCTCGACGAGCGCCTTCCCGAGCGACGGCTCGATGTGAAGCCGGATGTCGCGCCAGACCGGTTCGAAAGGCAGACGAGCATCCTCCAGGCTCTTCTTGCGCTTCGCAAGCCAGCCCTTGAGCGCCACCGTGTCCGATCTGAACGCGAACTTCGCCATGCCCTTACGCGACCCCCAGCTTTTCGGCCTTGTTCTGCAGCGCGTTCGTGCGCAGCGCCCCGAAGCCGTATCTGTTGAACGCGGACAACAGCCCCGAGCGCATTTGCTGCTTGCGAGCCGTGTCCGACTGCGCCGCCGAGTACTGCTCCGGCGCCTGCTTGAGCGGCTCTAACGACGGAACCACGCGGTTAGCCGCCTCCGCCATAGCCGCGTAGCTCTCCGCCATCGACCTCTGCAGCTCCTCCTGCCGAGCCGCCGCCGCGTTGGCGTTCTGCTGCTTCCGGAGCTGCTGGTACCAGTCCCATGCGCCATGCTCGTTGCCGAGACCGGCCGCGCCGACGATGGCGACTGTCTTGTCGACCTGCTCGGGCGACATCGATCCGGGGTCCTGCTTGAATCCGACGCCAACATTCTTGAGGTCTAGCTTGAGGCGTAAATACTTGAGGTCGGATCGGAGCCCAGTCAGCTTATTCGGGCACCCAGGTAGGTCGCGAACGAGAAGATCAAGAACGGATGTGATGAACATGACTGGTTCCTCCACGCGCCTGGCGAGGACAATCTTCCAGACAACGACACCACAATACGCCATTTCCGAACGAATGTAAACATTCCTACAAGCGCGCCGACAGAAAACGACGCGAACCGTCGTGTTTCGTGCGTTTCAGTATGTTTCCACGGAAGCGGCGCAACACGCGCAGCCGACAAAAACGCCGACACCTACCACGGACTCCACTCGGCTCCCGTCGTCCGGGCCACCACGCGGTCGTCCCACCGACCACGCTCCTGCACGGGCGACACCGGCCAGGCCATCGACGCCGTAATCGCAGGGTGCTGGACGTTGGCCAGCGTGTCGAGCATGTCGTCGTGCGCCGTCGCAGGGAACAGGCTGAACTCCTGCTCGAGCAAATCCCGCGAGAGGTCGTACACCCGCCCGTCCTCAGCCACCTTGAGCATGCGGTTGGGAACCCAGATGCGCCCCGCCTCGAACAGCGGCACAAGCCAGCCGATGCGATCCTGCTTCTTCACCGACTGCGGGAACGGCAGGATCGGGAAATGCCACCCGATGGCGTCCTGCTCCGCCTGGATGTGCTGCACGTCGGACATGGCCCCGACCTGCTCCCAAAACGTCGTGATCGGCGTCCATTGCTCTACGAGCCGGAACAGCGCCCGCGTCCGCTGCGAGAGATTCAGCCGGTCGCGGATGCCGTCGAGCAGGTAGTAGTTGCGATCCTGCCCGAGCCCGACAACCCACATGACCGTGAAGTCCGAGGTCTTGCGCTGCGCGTTCGCGGAGTCCACGAAGATGTACGCGTTGAGCAGTTCCCGCGCCGGCATGCGCTCGCAGGACTGCCACCACTCGCGCCGGAACATGCGCGTCTCGTCGCCCACGGGATTGCAATCGAGAAGCGCAGCCGCCATCGTCGGCCCGAGCGTCGCCCGCTGGCCGTCGTACCATTCGCGGCTGTACATCTCGGGGAACAGGATGGAGTACTCGCCTGGTTTGTGCGCAGGGAACGTCAGGTGCTCGAACCGTGGGAACAGCGGATCGTCGGCCACCGCCTTGATGATGCGCCCGGTGACGTCGTCGGGATGCCACGGCGTCGCCATCACGATGGTGATGGACGCGGGAGCGTTGCGCCTCGACATCAGGTCGACCGAGAACGCCTGCCACGTCTTCTCGCGGAACGTCTCCGAGTACGCCTCCTCCCTCGACTTGCAGTAGTCGTCCAGGATGATCAGGTGGCCGCCCTTGCCCGTGATCGCCCCGCCCAGCCCGACCGCTACGACCGTGCCCGCCGAGCGAGCCACGCCCCACTCGTCAGCCGCGCCCCGAGCCGGGTCGAGCGCCACGCCGGGGAACACCATGCGGTACTCGACCGAGCGCATGATCGCCTGGCACTGCCGCGAGATTCCCTCGACCAGCGTCGAGCCGTAACCCGAGAGGATGACGTCCGGCTGCCGGTCCGCGCAAACCCCGAGGAACCACGGGACGAACGCCCGCGAGACCGCGTCGGTTTTGCCATGCCGGAACGGGCAGTTGATCAGCAGGTAGGTGGAGCGACCCTCCAGCCAGTCGAACGTAGCCCTGGTGAGCCGGTCGCAGATCGCCGCCGTGTGCCGCCCGACGCGCAGCGGCTGCGGCATCCACCAGACAAACTGTAGGAACGCCAACAGCGACGAGCGCGCGGCCTCGACTGCGAGCTCCTGCACCCGCTCGGCTGGGAGGGAGTCCAGCGCCTTCACAAGCGACCCCCCGTCTCGCCCTTTGCCTTTTTGGCCGGTTTGGCCGGCTTGGCCGCCTTTTTAACCGCCCGTACAGGCAACGGTTGGTCTGCGCCCGCCCCGTCGGGCAGGACGTCGCGCGTGGGGGGAGCCAGGATAGCCCCGACCTCCCGCGCGACGATGGCTCGCATCTCGTCAGGGGTTCGCCTGGTCTGCCCCTCGACGATATGCCGCTCCGGCGCGAACGCACCATCGAGCTTCGCCAGGAGCTCGGCAGCCTTGAGCCTATCACGCGGCTCGCCGCACGGAGACTCCAGGAGCTCGGCGCAGATGTAGCGCAGCCGGGCAGCGGTCGCGGCGCGATCCTGGAGCAGCCCAGGCGTCGTGAGGGACTCGAGCCCAAGCAGCCGCTTCGCCTCGGGAACCCGATTGAGCATCCGGCGCTCGCGCCGCGTGAGCATCACGCCCCCCACACCACACATGGATTTCACGTCGGTACACGCCAGCCCGGTCTCGCGGAATGTAGGATAGCATCAACCAGCCAGGAGGCGCAACAGAAAACCGCGCGCGCTCGGGACATGGGCAGAAGGGAGGAGGACGCCGAGGAGCACCCGACCATACACCCATGCCACCTCCTGCCAGGCGTCTCCACTACAGCACAGAGGATCACCACCATACCCCCCACACCCCCTATAGTCCCCCTCTCCCCCCCCCCTGCGTACAACAGTAGTACTCACATGAGTAGCGCGGTACGCACCAATGCGGCGTGTCGATGCGAGTGGATTCGCAAAACAAAGACCTGGCAACGCGATCACAGGCCGTTTAGGTGCGAAAACTGAGA